AGTGACATGTACAACAGTATGTATAACAGTATTCAACAGTACCAAATAATATACAGTATCAATCATCTCACCGACTTAGGATTATAACACCATGGCGTAACCACTTTCTTCCTACTTGTTTCTTTTCTTGAAGCTGATTGTTAAGAACGAGAAATAACATGCTCAGTAAACGTAAAGTCTATGTTGAAAAAACCTAATGAACGAACATCGACGGAACACGAATAAACTACCCGTCACCACTTCTCCATCTCTTTGTTCTGAGGAAAAGGCTTAACTATACACAAGTCATTGATCGAACTCCCAGTCTTCATTCATCCATGAAGGCGGTTTTCGGCGTCTTGATGAACGCCATGTCCGAGTTCTCAAGTGCGTATCATCGGTGTGTGTTCTTGGTTGAGGACTGGTGTCGGCAATTTTGCTATCAGGCTCATCCGCTATAACTGCAGGTGTAGGCTGAACTTCGGTAACTTCATCTGATTCCATGGCAGGCTCTGACGACATTGATGGCGATACGAGGATGCAATCATTGATGCGCACTCTATAAAGCTTGGATCGGAACTGAGTTTCTGTGAACTTCCGTACATGGCACCATGGAGCAGAGATTTCGGTAACTATATAGCGCGCTCGAGGTCGGTTTTTATCTCGATCGTCCACAAGATACACTAAATCACCAACGTTGATATCCACTTCAGTGGGGGAAGTTTTGCCTCGGGATTTGCATTTTGCGCTGGGCAAATGGTTTTCCATTCGCCGTTGTAGCTGGGATGATATTATGTCGTGATCAGAGATGTCCAACTGCTCCTTAGAAATCTGATCACGCTGAGTCCATATTTCATTTGCAGATAGGCCATTAGAGCGCACTCTTGAGTTGAGGAGACCCGTTGCTATCGCCAGCGATACACTGGACACTGGCCCACTCTCAGGCATCACGTTCAAGAGCTCTTGTCCTAACTCTCTGACAGCATGCTCTGCTACGGGATTCTTATTCACGTTTTTAGAATCCCCAATCTCTAGACAGATGCCCTGTCTCTTCAAAGCTTCGTCGTTCCTGAGTGCCACGAACCCAGACGCGGGGTCGACACGTACGGTAATGGTTGACAGTCTGGGCACTGCAAATCTTGAACACAGTTCTATCAGAGCATTTCTTAGTGTTTTATGATTCTCGTCGGTAATTAACATACTGGCAGTAATTGAAGAAGTTGTCTCTCTTAATACAAATATGCACTGCTTGAATCTACGCATAACATCAGCAGCAAAATTCACGCCGATTTGGTCAGGGGGAGGAGTGGTTGACTGCTCCACAAAGTGGCGCGGCATTGCTTTGGTAGCCATACAGTGGCTGCATGAGGTCGAAACGTGCTCAACGGACTTGTCAATATTCAGTGCATAGAAGTACCGACTGAAGATTTGCTTTAGTTGATGTTTTGATGGGTGTTGGAATTGTAGGTGAAGAGCGGTTAGTAAACCTTCTAACACTGCTCTAGGTACAATAATCCTTTCTCGTTTACGGGTAAATGGGGATGAGTCTTGGACGACTAACAGACCATCGCGGGAAATTGAAGCCACTTGGAGATATCTTTTCACATCCCTGATCATTGTAGCTTTCTTGGAGGGTCTTGTACCTTGGGTCAAATGAGCGTGAACGCGCCTTAAGTCTTTACAGTCATGTTGTGTGGCAATCCATGTTGTTCGCTCCGTAAAAGGCATTTTGAATGTGCCATCTTCCACATCTTTAATTGTCATAGATCTCACGGTGCTGTCTTCCAGTTGGGTTATGAACTTGCAGATTTGGCATGACTGGTTGTTACACTCCTGTGGATGCCTGCTTGCGTGATCGGAAGGGAGATTGGCTGTACCGGAAATGTGTTGAACTTGGACTTGGTACCTGTTCAGTACGGACAGGAACGTGGATACTCTGGCACTTGCTGAGAACTCTCCACGCTGAAGCTTATGGAATGCTTGAACGCACGGTTTGCTGTCCGTCACTACTTGAGGGCGATGTGCTGACTGTATTATGTATGGGGCGAAATGCTGCACAGACGCGCCTATACCCAGGGCTTCTATTTCGCAGGGTAACCAGTTGACCTGGTGTTGGCGCAGTTTTGCGCTAAAGAAGCCCGCGAGGAGAACCTTGTCATCTCGTACCACGTACAATGTAGCACCGATGCCGCGGTTCTTTATAGATCCATCTGTGACGATCCACAGAATGTCGTCACGTCGTGGTAAGTGAATAGTCCGATGCTTCAGGAGGTGCTTCTGAGCAATGTTAAATGCTGCTGTCAACTCTTCAGACCAAGTGATCTTCTCTTTAGATTGGCGGCCTGCAGTTGCTGAATCAAGAGGGTGGAGTAATGCTGCATGCTGGGGGAGCACACGACTCAAAACTTTGTATGCGCCAACAAAGGAGCGTAAGCCATGCACTGTTGATGGAGGTGCGGCAGTCGAAAGTGATGCAATCCGGTGTGGACTTGCACTCAGAGTTCCATCACGCCATACCCATCCCAGTATTGTGCAACTTCTAGGACAGATTATAGTTTTCTTTGCAGAGAGACGCAGATCATTTTGATGTAATGCCTGAAGAACCAGAGACCAGTTTTCTAACAGTTCATCGATGGACTGTCCTCCAATGTACAGATCATCAGCTAGTTTACAAATACGACCCTCTTGTACAAGGTGGCCCAGCACTCTAGACATCATCTCTTCCAAAGCGGTTTCTGATCCTGGCATGCCCATAGCTGATCTTGTATAGACACGGATGCCTTTGAACGGAGTGCACACACCACAATACTTCATTGAGGCTTTAGCCAAAGGTATTTGATAGAAGGACTGAAGTAGATCTGTTACTATGATGAACTTCCAGCTTGCTATATCTCGTAGGACACTGTCAACACTAGGCAAAAGTGAAGGCTGAGGCTTGCAATAGTTTGCTACCTCTCCAAAAGACGTTACTAGTCTCGTGCCACCATGAGGTTTCTGAACGAGAAATGAGAGGTTGAGGTACTCTACGTTGATATCCACGTCTTCTGGTTTTGCGAACACTCCCGCCTTTTCTAGATCGTCGAATTTCTGTTGTAACTCTAGGAGTTTTTCACGGTTATAATAGGGCAATCTTCCTTTGCGTTGAGGAGGAAGTGAAGGGCCTATGTTGACTACAGCTTGCACAGGACCACATGCTCCATTATACTTTGCGATAGACGGATTGAACACGTCGTCATATCGTCCATTGATTTCCTTGAACTTATTAACAACGGCACTCTCAAGGAACTGATCCGGATCAACAGAAATAATGTCGGAATAGGGATGAGGGTACAGTACTTTATCACCACTCGTTGGTGCATCAACGTGTGGTACCTTGACAGGAGACACGACAGCTCGCACCTGGCAAATATGCTCATATTTCTTCACGAGAATTGGTTCGGTTGTAGTGTTTGATATGCGCAACGACTTTCCGACAGAGAGTATTTCCTGGAAATTCGGCCAAGCAGTTTTACGGTTTTTGTTTACAGGGGAGTCATACCTTGGTTCTAGTGCTAACGATGTATCTTGGATACTGTCACAGGGAACCTCAAGCTCGATGTAATCACCAGGCAATACTACGGTGTTGCACGGTGGTGCACGTAGCACATAACTTTGAGCCCTTCGCGCTTTGGGAACTTTGTTTGAGTTTGAGCTATATGACACGATGTCCTTTCCTTGGATGATAATCTGTTGTTTTGATGGCCGTGCTCCGATATCATTATCATTCATAAAGAGGGTGCCAGCCAAAATATCACAATCGAGTTTATCAACAACCAAGGCATCCAAGACAAACCTGTGTTCGTCGCGACTTAATTTGCAGTGCACTTCGCCGCGGACCGACAGGGGTGTAACTCCATCAGCTTGTTTGGCTAACTGGCTGGCTTTTGTGATTGGTAAACCCATGCTTTTAGCAAAGTCGAATCGTATCATGTTGGTCGTTGCGCCGGTATCAAGGGTCAGCGTAACTGGTTTGGAGCCGTAGAAGGCAGTGAATGATGGAGACTGAATGATGCCTACACGTCGGCTTGTAGTTGTTGGCTTGTCAACAAATGCGTTGTCATCATCCTCATCACAAGAAGCGTCATCTGCGTTGAATTCGTCTGCGTCATCATCGCTTGCATGTTGGGTAATCTTACGAGACTTCCCGGATGACTTTTTGGTAAAATGTCGTCGGTCAGCAGTAGGTAAGAACGTGCAATCGCGTATATAATGAGAATCATATCTTCTTCCCTCTGCTTTACATAAGACACAGAATTTACGTTGAGGAGTGGAGAATGTTCTCAGTACACGTCCATCTTCCGTTGATTTAACTTCATCCATCAGTGAGTCTAACGCGAGTGAAATCTCTGGCTTGATTGAGGCTAACGACTTGTTTCGGAGCTCTGTACCATATCTTTGCTTCACCAAGGATGGTAGGTCAGGATGGATCATCTGGAGCCACAAAACTACGATGATGCTCTCAACAAGAGGGGTTGAGCTCTCGTCGACAGCTTCACCATGGTGTTGAATGCCGCAATCTCTAGAGAGCATATTATCTTCACAGAACGCAGTTAGTCTCTGGAATAAATCTTCATATCGTTCGTCGGTTTCTAGTTTAAGTCTGCTTAAATCTAGTATTCGGGCTCCATTTGCCTGAAAACCATAGTGTGCGCGTATGATCTGCCAAACGTGACTCAGTGAGGTAGATTTACGCACAATGGTATGACGAGAGACCACCGGACAGTAGTTCGCTATCTGGCCCAGAAGAAGGTCAACTATTCGGGATTTCTGAACTGCCGTTTTCTTTCCAGATCTGTTACCGGTGTCGTCTGTGAATCCACGTAGAGGATTACCTTTAGACCACGCTTCCCACGTGCGATCGAAGAAAGGTAGGAATTGTCTGTCTAGGCTTAACCTGTACTCCATGTTGCCTTTCCATGCTTCAAAGGAAGGTACGGTTTCTGCCTTCGTGAGAGACCATTGCTTCGGTGCAGTAGACATCATTCAAACTATATGTAGATTGTTCCGGGTCAGCACTAATTTGGTTTCTGTTTGTAGAAGTCCCTTCTGTTTGTTGAAGGCGTGTGGTTCAGATCCCACCGCTGCCACCACGACATTAAATTAATACAGCCGGAGTTTATTTCGAATGTGTATATGCACCGGATGGCGGCCAATCTTGAAGTGACATGTACAACAGTATGTATAACAGTATTCAACAGTACCAAATAATATACAGTATCAATCATCTCACCGACTTAGGATTATAACACCATGGCGTA